ACATTGTTACTTCACAATTCTTTCTGACATTTGTTACTTTCTTTCTCTCTGCTCTCCTACTTCCTCTCCTCTGCTCCCCAACTAATGTACGCAGCAACTAAATATTTAAATATTAACTGCATCAGTGAGCTTTGTTACTTATTATCTGGTAGTTTACACTATTTTTTATTCATTTGTGTGTTACTATTAATATGGGAGGTCTCATACACCCTATATAACCACTTTAACACACCTTACAATCACTATCACTCTATATAATAAGAGTATAGCTAACTCTACACAGATAGACACTGTACACAGTCTTATACTCTCTCTATATATTAGTTATCTCTTCTTCTATAGGAATAGTATAACATTACCCGGAATCTCATAATTCACCACTTAACATATAAAACCTAAAACACATGCAAGTATTAATTTTAAAACCAGAACTATTTGTTCAGTACAAAAGGAAAATCGGAATCTTACTATACAATTCTGATAAAGCTCCAACGGTTAATCTATTTATAGGTGACCAACATATCGTAGTCAAACGAAATGAAATCTCATCACCTCTAGTAGATGATTTGAATGAATATCTTTTAGGTCATGAAGCCTTAAGATATTTAGCATTGGAGCATAATCTAATCGAAGTACATGATCAAGATCGTAACTCTTACTTAAACTATTATTCACTTTACAATTAAAAATTAAATCTTATGAAATCAATTATTAAATTATTCTATGTTATCATATTGCCATTGGCATTATTGATATCCAGTATTAGCTATCTTATAAATGCAGCTGATCCAAGTTACATAGCAGTAGCAACATTGTTTATAGCTGTAGTCTTTAACTCAGTGTTCTGGCTTTCTCATATGGAGAAGACTTCTGTATTACCCATTCTTGATATCCAGATATTACCAATGATAGGTATAGGAGTTCTTATTGATAAAACCTCATCACACTCAGATACTACTACATTGATGATTATGTTACCATTTATTGCTATTGAATTTAGAAATAGAAAAAAATAAGTGCCACCAGTGACACCCTAACAACACCAGTAATATTATATCTATAGTATCACTAGATAGTAAGGCTAGGGAAATCCTTTACAACATTGGTTATAGTGGTAACCCAAACATAGTAGTACCAATCAAATTAAACGATTGGTCTACTGTGTTTTTAAAAATTAAACATATGAACGAAAACAATTATAATATATCAGGCAATACAACTGAAACACTTCTTGAATCTATAATAGATAAGAAGAGGCTTATGAATCCTAATAACATAGATAACATAATGCGTATACTAAAGAAGGGTTTAAATGCTTCTAACGTTAGCGCTCTATTAGAAATGATATTAAGTGCAAATAAGTTTGAGCCACTTGCAATAAACGATCACGTTAAGATAAAACCACCAAACTACCATGCAGGTAGAGAATTTGAGTGGGATGTTCTTATAGATAAAGGTCTTGGTACTGAAGATGGTTATGTCTTTGGTGTTATTAAAGGAGATGGTTCTTGGTCAACTGATTTTGATCCATATTATAACACAATGGATATTCTTGTATGGTACTATGATTTAGAAAATGCTCAAATTAAAACCCAGGAGATTAAGATAGACACCTTTTCTATTATTAAAATAGAAAAAGATGATATACCTTATGAAGTTAACAAAAACAAAAAAGTTCCTGAGTTAATTAATATAGAACTATAAATTATGGCAAAACTAAGTATTGAACTATTAAGAAAAGAACATAATGACTGGATTAAATTAGAAATCATAGAATCTTTTGGTGCATACATGAATTCTAAATACAATTTTGGAAATGAAGAACTTGATAATGAGTTAGATTCTAATGTAGCATTGCTAATGATAATGTCTAATTATGTCATTAAACTATAGGTTTGGCATTGTTAGCCGTAATGTTATAACAGCACCAGATTTATCAATGCAAGCAAAATGTCTATACTCTGCATTAGCTTGTTATGCAAACAAAGAAAGATCTTGTTTTCCATCTATATCAACACTAGCTGACGACTTGAATGTAAGTCAAAGAACAATTAAAAGACTGATAAAAGAACTGAAAAACAAAGATCATATTACAAGGGTAGGCAGAAAGTTAATAATAAAATAATGTTATTAGCTATATATATGCATACTAAATTCTACACATATACTAAATAGGATTCAAAATACCAAATTACTAGCTGGAATTATTATAAGTTTGTTAAGATTTACTTAGCAATTAAAATGATAATACAACTACCCAATGGACGTATAATTGAATGCTCAGTTGAGCAATATCTTTCATTATCTGATGAAGAGATAAAAGATCTCAACGGTTTAAGTGCAGCTTATACTAAAGAAGTGGGTAATCCTTTTTATAACACCTATTTTGATTCAAACCAGATTGATCTTGATGAAGATGATGATTATTTTCATGAGAAAGAACTGGCATTGGATGAAATAGATGAAATAGATAAAAGGGAGGACCCTGATTTTCAAAGGGACGATGTCTAAAATATAGACACTCCAATCATTTTAACAATTTATTAAAAACAACAATTATGCAAAGTAAAGTAAACATCATTGCTGATGACATGGGAAATGTCATTCGCCAATCAAGTACAAGTTCAGAGTACGGGTATGTAAGACTACAACAAGACAGAGTTACATTCGGTAACAACGGCTGGGTTAAAAAGTCAAACATTAGTACATTATTACACGGTAAACTTGAAGACCTTCAATCACTAGGATTAGAGTCATTAAACAGCTTTAATGGTAAAATCGTAATTAAAGAACAGTTAGATCCATTCACTCAGAATGATCCAGATCGTGATCTTAAATATGCAGGCGATACAGGTATCATATGCTGTGTTGATGGCCAACCTATTTATAGGAAAACATTCTTTGTTGCTGATGCAACTGCTGAGGATGTATTAGTAGCACACAATAACGGTGATGCTATTAAAGAAGCTAATGTAACCTCTTTTAATCTTGATAAATCCAAAATTGCAAAACCAGCAACATCAGCTGAAGCATTTGGATTTGATTCAAGTGATGAAGATACCGTAGATGAAACTACTAATGAAATAGAAGAAGAAGTTCTTGAAGAAGAAACTTTTGAGCTATAACATATATAAATCTTTCTGAAGAATGTAAGGAGGGAACCAACACTTAGGTGAAGGTTCCCTTTTTCATTTTTATATCTTATTCAATGTCTTATTTAAATAAAAACCATATGTATGCTATCTCAAGAACAATTAAATCAAATAAAATTAGATGAAAGTAAATCTTTATTAAACCAAAGACTTCAACGTTACCACTACTATGGATTACTGGAAGAATACCAGTTACATCCAACCTCAATCATTAATACTTTTACATACAGTTCATTAAACACATATCAGCACTTTTTATTTAAAAGAGTGTTACATGGCCTTAATGTTTATGATGCAAAAGAAGTTGAAGTTTTACATTGGGATAAAAAAAGAAGAATTTCTAAAGTTTGGAGAAGAGGGCAAAGAGAAATCAATGCTTGGAAACAGATGATATGTAATAAAAGAGTTAATGCTTTTTTTAAAAAAACATTTCATGGACCTACTGCAGAATTTATAATCTCAGTACCTGTTGATGAATACCTGGAAGATTATAATAATACTTTATCATTTAAGGATTTAGATGTAGAATATGAAGACGTAATACTTATGTTTATGTCTAAAGGGTTATTACCTAAAAATTATCTTACACTTGTTCCTAATGATAGACAACAAAGTCTTAAAGGATGATTCAACAGAAAAAAAAACTATGTAACAATTGCAATACCGAACAGTTTATTTGGAAAAATGATGCTGGCAACCGGTATTGCAAAAGTTGCTGGTATAAAACTAAAAGTACAGATGCTAAACCATTAAAAAAAACTCCAGTAAATCAAAAGTCAAAGAAAATGCAAGTCATTGATCAAGCTTATAGTAAACTTAGAAAAAAGTTTCTTGAGTCTAACCCAATGTGCCAAGCAGCTTTGCATTGTTGTACTAGTAGTTCTACCGATGTTCACCACAAGAAAGGACGTGGAAGATATCACTTAGTGGTTAGCACTTGGCTTTCAGTATGCAGAACTTGTCATACATACATAGAAGAACATCCGACGGAAGCAGTTGAACTTGGATATTCAAAGAACAGAATAAATAAAAAACCTTAAAAAACCTTAAAAATGAAACACATAAAACAAAAAACAACAAAAGATTACAGTAAATTTCATTTATTACCAATGAATAGAGAAATTCAAGCTATGCATGTAGAAAAAATGGTAAGTAGTATTAGAAATATGGGTTGTATCAGAGATGTAATAGTTGCTGTAACAAACTTAATTGATGGTATTACACGCTGTTACATTATAGATGGACAACATTTGTTTACTGCTTGTCAAAGAGAAGGATTACCTATTGTTTATAGAGCTGTTAAAATTAATACTGATGAAGAATTAGTTGAAAAAATGGCTGCTTTAAATAACACAAGTAAATCTTGGAATTTAATTAATTATGTAAATGCATGGAAATATGTAAATACAGATTATATGACACTTTTAAAGTATATAAACTTATATAATTTAGAACCTTCAATGATAGCTATGATAGCTATGAATCAAACTAATGCAACAGGAACTTCCAGACTTATTAAAAAAGGTGAATTTGTAATATCAAATTCTAAAACAGCAGAAATGTGTAAAGCATTTTCTGACTTTTTTATTAAGATAGGTACTGCGGATAGATGGATTAAATTTAATTTTTTATCTGTATTTACTAGTGAGTATGGCAAATATGACCATGCTAAAGCTTTATTGAAGTTAGATAAACATTTATCTACTATAAAAGCAATGGGAGATCCAAAATATGCTCAAGATTATATTAGAAAAAATATATTCTATTAAATTATCAAGTATTACATTTGTTAAATGGTTCCATAGCTCAACTGGATAGAGCAACACCCTTCTAAGGTGTAGGTTGAAGGTTCAAATCCTTCTGGGATCACTTTGGCCGAATGATGAAATTGGTAGACATGAGGGACTTAAAATCCCTTGAGCAGAGATGCTTGTGTGGGTTCAAGTCCCATTTCGGCTACTTTTATATCCGTTAAGGTATATGAGCTCTCTTAGCTCAGATGGTTAGAGCAAATCACTCATAATGATTAGGTCATAGGTTCAAATCCTATAGGGAGCACACAAAAAAAACATTTAAATGAAAAGAGAAGAAATACAAAAAGAAGCATTAGCAATAAGTTTAAAATATACAAGAGTTGGTTTGGCTATTAGTATGGGTGTTGGTAAAACACGTATTGCTATACAACACCTAAAACAACATTATGATCCTTATATAAAAGCATTGGTTGTAATACCAAAACATTCAATAACTCAATCTTGGATCGATGAATTAGGTAAGATGAAGTTAGAAGGTATGCTAGAACATATAACTTTTACTACATACCTATCTTTAAACAAACATAGCCCATATGATTACGATATAGTTTATTTAGATGAGTGTCATAGTTTATTAGAATCACATGAACCGTTTTTATCTGTATTTAAAGGTAAAATATTAGGATTAACCGGGACACCACCCGAAACTATATATTCTGAAAAAGGAAGACTAGTCAATATATATTGTCCTATTAAATATACTTTTACTGTAGATCAAGCAACTGACTCTAATATTTTAAATAATTATAATATAATTGTACATGAATTAGAGCTTTCTAAAGTACAAACAGTAAAAAAAAGTAGTAAAAATGGTAAATCTTGGTGGACATCTGAGTTTTTAGATTATGATTATGCAACTAGATGTTGTCAAGATGCAAATACTCCTAAACAAAAACAGTTTAGTGCAATTATGAGAATGAAAGCTATAATGAATTATGGAACCAAAGAAGAGTATGTAAAATCTTTGTCTGTTAGTTTAAATTCTAAATGTATTATATTTGCTAATACAAAAGAACAAGCAGATAAACTTTGTAAATACAGTTATCATTCTGGTAATCCTAATAGTCAGTATAATTTAGAGTTGTTTTCAGATGGTAGAATAGACAAGTTATCTTGTGTTTTACAGCTATCAGAAGGTGTTACAATACCAAACCTCAAAGCGGGTATTGTTATGCATGCGTATGGTAATGAAAGAAAGACAGCTCAGAGAATTGGTAGATTATTAAGATTAAACCCTTCAGAAACAGCAGTGTGTCACATACTGTGCTATAAAGGTACACAAGATGAAGTATGGGTAAAAAAAGCCCTTGAAACATTTGACTCAAGTAAAATTAGATATTATAATCCTTTAAAAAAAGTTAACAAATGAATCATGATGATTATTTATCACAAGGAGATCCTGCAAATGAACCAGAACATGAATGCAGAGAATGTGGAAAAATGACAGATTACCAAGATTATTGCAGCAGGCAATGTTGGTTAGCAAGTCAAATGTAGTATATATTAAAAAAAAGATATATGATATACAAATATAAAAAAGATACATTACAGTTTATACCTTTTAGAAACAAGTTGGTTTTATACATATTTTTTTTTGCTGTTATCTTATTCTTTATCAGTTTTAAAGTTGGTGAGTATGTAACTGTTCAAAAAGTTATTGAATTAGAAGGTGGTATACATATTATTAAAGAAAATAAAGAACCTTTTAGTAAAGATGCTTTAATAAATAAAATTAAAACTCTAAATATTAAATATCCTCATATTGTTTTAGCACAATCAATAATAGAAACAGGTCACTGGACCAGCAATATTTTTAAAGAGAATAATAATCTATTTGGTATGAGAGAAGCAAACAGAAGAATTCATACAGCTTTAGGGACACAATTGAATCATGCTTATTACAAGAATTGGCAAGAAAGTGTATATGACTATGCCTTTTATCAAAGTAGATACTTAAGCAAAATAAATTCAGAAGAAGAATATTTTAATGCTTTGGGAGCCAGTTATGCTGAAAGTCCAGATTATGTAAATGCTTTAAAAAAGTTAATTAAAGAAGAAAAGTTAAAAGAGTTATTTAAGTAAAAAAAATGAGCAACAATAAAAAACAAACAGCAGTAGAGTGGTTAATAGACCAATTAGAATGTTTTGGAAACAAGCACGAATTAACAATATCTTGGACTACAGTAGATGATTTAGTTGAACGAGCCAAAGAAATGGACAAGCAGCAAATTATTGATGCTTATGAAACAAGTCACATATCAATGATGACTTCGGAACAATATTATAACGAAACATACAATGATTAAAATACTAATAATACTATGTTGTGAAGTGTTGACGGGTAGTAATGGTTACTCTTACCTTGTAGAAGACACATCTAATGAAAATTATACCCTCACTATGTATACCAAACAAAAATATGAAATTGGTGATACTGTAAAGTTAACTATGGATTATAAGCCAATTGATTGGAAAAGTACAAGAAAACAATCTTACAAATAATAATATTATGGGAAAAATGAAAGAAGTATTTATGGAAATGATTGAACATGAATACAAAGGAGACCACGATGCATACTTACAAGATTTAGCAAGAATAACCTGTGAAGAATTTATACCTATAAATGAAACACCATGTCCAAATTGCTTTAATCACAGTTTGCATAGAAATGAAACTGAGTTTGTATGTGATGTATGTGCTCAAGAATTTATTGAAGTAAACAATGCTTTAAGATTTAAATAATGAAAGAAACACAAATTATAATATCAGATCCTGGAGATGAACAAGAAGATTCTTTTTTATTTATATATATATGAAAGCAATATTAAAATTTAATTTACCGGATGATCAACATGAGTATGCTATGGCAACTCAAGGTTCAGCAATGCACTCTGTGCTTTGGGACATGGATCAATGGTTAAGAAGTCAAACAAAATATGCACCTGATGATATAAGTGAAGATACTTATAAAGCCTTTGAATTATGCAGAGAGCAGCTAAGAGAGTTTATAACTAATGAGGGTATGAATATAGATTAAATAATGGAAAAAAAAAGACAATATAGAAGTAGTCAAGGTAAGTCACCTGATAGAATAAGTGATTCAGAAAAGCTTGCTATGCTTACTGTTGTTGCTACAATAGTTTTAATTATTGCAATGGCTTTAATTTATGGAACATGAAAGATAATTTATTTATAAAAGCATCAGTTAAAGATGGTGAGTTACATTTTCCTATAAAAGCGGTGGGTACCAGATTTAAAAACTTTTTAAATCAATTACCAGATGATTCTAAGTTAGAAATATTTGTAGGTGTAAGTGGTGAAAAAGGAAGTAATCCTCAATTAGCCCGCTTACATGCTATGATTAGAGAAATAGCCCAAGAACTTGGCTATACATTTGAAGAATGTAAACTAACAGTGAAAAGAAAATCAGGATTATGTTTTGTAAAAGATAAACAAGAGTATTGTAAATCTTTTGCAGATTGTGATAAAGATGAGTTAAATCTTGCTATACAAGCATGTATTGAAATAGGAGATTTCAGTAATATGAACCTAAGATAGTTATTTTACTACCTTAAGTTTACCGTTTATCTCTTTGAGTTTCTCAGATACATCAGCACCTTTAACTACTAAATCAGATAATGCTTTTATATCTTCTATAGTAGCTTCTGTTTCAGTATGAATTTCTAATCCTTGTTCTTTAGCTTTATACCTCATCAATTGGAGTAATGAAAATAAAGTATATAAATTAGATTCATATATAGTAAATTGTAACTCTTCATTTGGAGTTTCATTTTCATTAAGACCAATGAGATCACCAAACTTTTTAAAAGTAGCAGGAAGTGTAGATGGATCTTCAGCATCCAAAATCATTTCAGATAGAATTCTTTGAAATGCTTCAATATATGCTGTATTAACCTCTATACCAGTTATAGTTTTACTGTGATCATAGGTGACAACAGTTCTTAGTTTTTTTTCTTCACTCATATTATAAAGTATTAGTAAGCAAATATACATAATTAAAATAAATACAATGAGCCCAGACATAAATAATTTTAAAACACAAATAAAAACTGATATAGAAAAATCAGGATGGAATGATATACTTAATCCATTTATTGATAGTAAAGCATTTGAAGATGTATTTAATTCTTTAGTATCACTAGTAAATAATGATCAAAGATTTACACCACCTTTTAAAGATGTATTTAATGCATTTAAGGAATGTAACTACAATGACTTAAAGGTTGTTATAGTAGGTCAAGATCCTTATCCTCAGATAGGATCAGCAGATGGTTTAGCATTTAGTTGCTCAAAAAAAGGTAAAGCTGAAAAGTCTTTACAATATATACTTAAACAAACCATAGGTGATTTTACTGATACAGGTAGAGTTATATATACTCCAGAAGAATGTGACTTAAGACGTTGGGCCAACCAAGGTGTATTACTTATCAATACTGCTTTGACAGTTGAAATTAATAAAATTGGTTCACATTTTTGGCATTGGAAACCGTTTACAGAATATTTGTTTTATACTCTTAATAAAAAAAACAAAGACATTGTATTTATTCTTATGGGTAAAAAAGCTGAAGCATGGCAGTTATTGTTATCAAATCATAAACTTTTAAAATGTAGTCATCCAGCATCTGCTGCATATAGAGGTGGTATTTGGGATTCCAATGATGTTTTTAATAAAGCCAATAAAGAGTTAAAAGTTCAAAATAAAGCTTTGATAATTTGGTAATTTGTTATAAATTTGTAAATTAAACAACTAACATAAATGATTGATAATCAAAAAAATACACTAAACTGTGATAATAATTTAACATTATTTGAAGTTCAAAAAGCTTGTTTAGATGTAATGTATAAATTATACCCCGAACTTATAAACTATATAGACTTATCTTCAAAATATCGTGGAAAAGAATATGTTATGTTTAGAAAAATTTATTGTAATCTTTCTTGTACTGGAAATTATACATATAGAACTATTGGCAAATTTATAGATAGAGATCATTCAACTGTAATTTACTCAAAAAACAACGTGGAAGATCTGTTATATATAAAAGATAAAATATATTGTAAAACATATTCGTTAATTCTAAAAACCTTAAAAACCAATGTGGGAAATATTTCAAATAATATTTAAAAACAAACTGACACCTAATCAAGCAGCAGTATTATTTGGGATGAAATTAAAAATAGGAATTCCTAAAATATTTCAATCAGATAAAGATGCATTGGTTGACTTAAAATATATTATACTCAAAGACGGCACATATGAATTAACTTCAGATGCAAAATCTTTTATAGTACATTTAGATAATTATTTTATTAAAGCTAAAAAGAAAACCAACATTCAATTGATGGGTAAAGACTTTAATGATAAAATAATTATTTATAGGGAGATATTTCCCAATCAAAGGTTACCAAGTGGAAAACCAGCAAGGGTAAATGCAAAAATGTTATCAGAATCATTTAGATGGTTCTTTGAAACATATGATTATACTTGGGATCAGGTTATTGAAGCTACTAAAATGTATGTAAATGAGTACAGGGATGCAGAGTATATGTATATGCAAACCAGTCAATACTTTATATGTAAGCAAGATAAGCATAAAGTTAAGTCTTCAACTTTAGCAGACTACTGTGATATGATTAGAGATGGTATTGATACTGAACAGAAAACATTTAAAGAAAAAGTAGTATAATTAAAACTTTAAAAATAGAAGACTAATGGAAAAAATAATTAATTATTGGGGATTAGCAGATGAATATGCTACCTCAAAACATAAAATGGAAAAAGGTGATAATATTTCTAAATATGAAAGATATGAAGAAGTAAAAGAAGCTTATGAAGCTGGGTTTTTAAAAGCTGTAGAGTTATTTAAAACTGACAAAGAACTTATGATTAAAACTTTTGAAATTAAAGACTAATGACAGAAGAAAGAAAAGAAGAATGGTATTCTAAAATTAAACAAGCATCTGCTCTTTGGTTTAAAGAAAATCCTGATTATCATCCCGCATTTAATTATTATGATTCGGGTGAAGTTAGTATTCCAAATGATCCTGAGTACTATAGATTACCTACAGCAATGTGGAAAGAATATCATGAAGAATTACATAATGTTAAAATAAAATGATTACAATAATTAGAGGAGCATATATACTTTTATTGAGTTACAACCCTTGTGACGTATTTACTTATTATAATGTAGACGAGATCCATGGTCTTAATATGATAGATTGCATTGAACATGAGAACACTACAGAATCCTCATACATAGCAGGGTTGTGTAACTTCATTCCTAAAGAATCGGATAACTACACTGATAGTAACCCAAGATTTGTATTTATCAATTTATCAAGATGCACAGATGATTTGCACACCTTTGGCTTAATTATGCATGAGATGATGCACATGTCATTTGCACTACATGACTATGATGTAAATAAAGAAGAAGAGATAATAACATGGGCTGAATTAGAGTCTTATGAAGTATTTAAAATTATTAAACCAAAACAAAAATGAGTAAACCAACAGAAGCATGGGTAGGTCAATATGCTGCTTTTAATGAAGCATTGAAATATATGCGCGGCAGACAAAACGGGACTGAAAAGTCTATATATACTCCTTGGCCTAAATTTAATGATGCTGCTACTGATGGTTTAGAATGGAATACATTAACTGTAATTGGTGGTAGACCTGGTTCAGGTAAAACATTAATTAAAGATCAAATTGTAAGAGAATCTTTTGCACTTAATCCAAATGATGATTTTAGAATTTTAGAATTTCAATTTGAAATGGTAGGTAGAACTTCAGCCATTAGAGAATTTAGTTCTGTAACTGGTAAGACATACAAAGAGTTATGTAGTGCCGGTAGCATATTAACTTCTGATACACTTAACAATTGTCATCTATATGCTAAAGAACGTGTTAAACATCCGGTTGATATTATCTCAACACCAATGACTGTAAATCAAATGCGTGATCAAATTGACATGTATATGAATATACATAAAGGTGTAAAGACAGCAATAACTTTAGATCATACTATGTTGGTAAAAAGAGCGCCTTATCAGAATAATACATTAGATATGTTATTTGAATTAGGTGAGTTCTTTACACAGTGTAAAAGAGATTATCCGTGTTTATTTATTGTATTATCACAACTCAATAGAAATATTGATAGCCCAGAAAGAGCTATAGATGGTAAGTATGGTAATTATATACTTGAGTCAGATATATTTGGTTCAGATGCTATGCTCCAACATGCAGATATGTTAATAGGTATTAACAGACCAGCTAAACAAAAGATTAGATTTTATGGTCCCGATAGATATATAATTGAAGATGATAGAACTCTTGTTTTACATTTTCTTAAAGCAAGAAATGGTGATTCAAGAATGAGTTTCTTTAAAGCAAAATTTGAAAAGATGCAAATAGATGAAATGGCAACACCGGGACAACAAGAAAGAAGATAATTATTAATACAAAATACAAATGAGTTGGTTATTGGAGCAGTGTGGATATAATGGATGATGGAAGCACTTCTCCCCACTCAGTTGGTAACAAAATGAGCAGTAATTCGGATAATGTCCGAGTAATAGTGCGTTAATTGGCACTTTGCGGTGTAATAGTTTATAAAACGGACAAAACTTATACTAATAGTGCAACATAAGGCACATTATTAAACTTTTAAAATAAAAATAAAATAAAAATTAAATAAAAATGGCAAATTTAACAGTAGATCAACGTAAAAAGTTGATAAGTCAATTAAGAGAAGAACATGAAGATTATTTTCAAACAATTGGAAATATTAATGCATTGTTTATTCCAAAAAGCGCATATAGACCAAGTGGTAAAGATGAATTACATCTTCAATTTTTTACCAGTGAATTAGCAAAAAATCAAGATATTTATACTGAATTTACAACTATAGATCTTGTTGCAGAAGATCCAAAAAGAACATTATACTTTTTGAAATATAATCCTAAATGGGAAGGTGATTATGAAAATGGTTTAACTAACGGTGGTTATGAAGTATATTGGGTACCTGTAACTGAATTAAAAGTAATAAATGATGTAACTAACAGAGGTAGATTAGTAAATGATTTTGCTAATTTACCTGATCCAGATGTATCTAAAAATATTTCTGATGATTCTTCATTAATGGTAAAACAGTTAATAGCAAAATTGGAAGAAATTAATCAAACGTTAAAAACATTAATAAACGGAAAATATAATAAATAATATGGCACAATCAATATTAATCATAGCAGACTCAGGAACAGGAAAATCTACTTCAATTAGACATCTAGATCCAAGTGAAACATTTATTATAAACATTGCAAATAAACCTTTGCCTTTTAAAGGATGGAAGAAAGGTTATAGCTTAATTAGTAAAGATAATCCTAAAGGTAATTTAGCATTATCTTCTTCAGCGGCAGGTATAATTAAGGCTATCTTACATGTTAATGATAAACTACTTCATGTTAAAACTTTAGTTGTAGATGATTGGCAGTATATGAGTTCTTTTGAATATTTTGATAGAGCTAATGAAAAAGGTTATGAGAAATTTACTCAAATTGCAGCAAACTTAGCTCAAGTAGCCAAAATGCCTAAAGATTTGAGAGAAGATTTAACAGTATTCTTTTTAACTCACTCAGAAGACGCAACTGATATTAATGGGAATAGAAGAATAAAAGCAAAAACTATTGGTAAAATGATTGATAATAGTTTAACTTTGGAAGGTCTTTTCTCTATAGTTCTTTTTGGTAAAATAAATAAAAA